GCCGCGAGCGCATCAGCCTGCGCTTCCCGCGTGAAAAGTTATCCGCCCGTACCCCGGACAAGGTGCGTTCCGAACTGCTCGACGTGCTGTACAAGCTCGAAGAGCTGGAGATCGTGCAGAACGTGGGGCTGTGGAAAGGCCAGCTGCTCGTCGAACGCGACCTGCAAGACCCGAACCGGCTGGACGCGAAGATTCCGACCAACGTGGTGAACGGCTTGCATGTGTTCGCCGGGCGGATTGATCTGTATCTGTAAATCCCCCCAACCCCCCTTTTTCAAAGGGGGGCTACCTTTAGGAGACGAAAAATGGCTTTGAAAGAGTATTTAGGCGCGATTGTGCTGGAAGTGAACGGGGTTGAGGTCGGGGTGGAAAGCCTGGACGTGACCAAGAAGACCGGGCGCAAGCTGGTCAAAACCATGAACCGCAGCGGTCGCCCGGCAGGCTTCGCCAAGGGCGTGGAAGAAATTGACCTGAAGGTGTCGGTGGTGATCCCCCTGCTGGGCGATATGGACTGGGCAGCCATCGAGGGCGCGAAACTGACGGTGTACCCCACCGCCCCCGGCGGCCGTCGCACCAGTTATCTGGATTGCTTCACGCTGGACGTGGGCGAGAAGTATGGCACGGATAGCGAGGCCAAGCGCGATTTGAGCATGGCCTGTTTGCGCGAGGTGATCGAATGAGTGCTGAACTCAAGGAAGTGGGCGAGCTGCTGGTCGGTGTCGAGGTGGATGGCGTACTGCACAGCGATTTTGTGTTGCGCCCGCGCCTGGTGCGCGATTCGATCCGTGTCATGGCCGATGAGCAGGCCCAACAGAATGATGCCTATCGCGGCGTGGCGCTGATCGCGTGTCAGATTGTAAAGCTAGGTGAGCTGAGTTCGGCTCAAATTACCACTGAACTGCTGCTGTCCATGTTTGATGCAGATCTGGCGGTCATCATGGCAGCTAATGGTCGCCTGGAGGGGCGGCTGCAAAGCTTTCGAGCAAAAACTTAAAAATTACCGGCACCTCCATCTGGCGCTGGTCAAGATCGGGGTGCCGTGGCATACGGCCTTGGAGATGAGTGAGACTGAGGCGGGGGCGTATCTGGATGCGTTTGCGCAATTGAACGGGCTTAAAAAGAAGGGGGATTCCGGTGTTTCTCAGCAACGCTATCTCTCCAAGCGTCAACCGCCAAAAACCCACCCGTAAGCGCCGCACAAACTACGGCATAAAAACCTTCCTGACCTTGGGGTGCAAGGACAAACCCCACCGCCGCAGCCAGTAGTAAAAGCGCCAGCACGGCCAGTATTTGACCTATCTGGCAGACCCGCAATAAATACATAAGCCAGGGATTTTTCATGTCAACAACGCTCGCTCTCATGTTGCAAATCACTGCCGCAAACGGCGCGGCCGGGGTGCTGGGTGGACTGCGAAAAAGTCTAACTGATATGGGGCGGATCAGCAAGGATACCGCCGCTCATTTTGATGCCATGACGCGCTCTTTGCAGCGCGCAGGTACGGCATTTGCGGTGAGCGCCTATATTGGCAGCAAGATGAAGCCCGGGGTGCAAGCAGCTGCCGATCTGGAAGAATCCATGAACCGGGTAAAAGGCAATATCGCGCAGGTTGGCGACAAGGCCGACGATCTGGCTGCCAAACTTGCGAAGGTGCGGGATACCGGGCGCGAGGTCTCCAAGGTGATGCCGTATTCATCCAAGGAGATCGTCAATATTCAGGGCGATATGCTCAAGGCCGGTGTGCCATTGGAGGCCGTCGCAGGCTCACATGGCGCGGCCTATTCCGCAGCTGGTCTGGCGAGTATTTCCGGCACTGACCCAAAGGATGTCGGCGATATGCTGGCGCGTATCGGAAAACAGTACAATTTCAAACCGGAAGATTACCAACACGCTGCCGACCTGTTGGCGAAGGGGGAAGCTGCCTCGCCTGGTTCGTTGCAAGAGTTGATGTATTCGCTCAAGCAATTTGGTTCGACTGCTGCGCTGCTGAGCGTATCGTTTAAGGATTCAGTCACAATGGCCGCTGCAATGGCACCGTTAGGCTACGAGGCCGGTACCGCAGTTAACCGTTATATGCTGGATTCTGTCGGGTTAACACCCAAGCAGCGCGAATCAATGACTGAACTTGGCCTGGCAAACACCAAAGACGGTAAGTGGAATAATCTGTTGTACAAGGAGGGTAAGTATATTGGCCTCGACGCTGAAAACGCGATGGTGCACAAGCAGTTTGGCAAAATTAGCGACACCGGTGCCAAGGCCAGGCTAGCACATGATATCTGGGGGCAGGAAGGGATGCGCGCCGCGCTGATGGTCGGTGGCGAAGGTGATCTGTTTGTAGGCATGCAAAAGCAGATGGATACATCTCTCGGCCTGGAAGAGCGCATGACCGTGACGATGAATGGTTTTAACATGGCCACCAAGGCGGCTGCGGGCACGGTGCAAACGCTGCTGGCAACGGCATTTACACCCGCCCTGGATAAGGCAACGGTTTTGGCCAACAAGGTAAACGACATTGCCGATGCCGGGGCGCAAGGGCTGGATAATCACAAACAGGCGAATAACTGGATGGTGGGCGGGATAGCTACCGCCGCAGTAGGCATCGCAGGTTATGGGCTTTTCAACCTATTAAAAGGCTTTGGTAGCGGCGCAAAAGCACTCAAGGGGTTTTTGGGTGGAGGCGCATCCCTCGCGGGCGGTATCGCCGAAGGTAAGGCGATCCAGGCGGCAACCGGGGTTACGCCGGTATTTGTGACCAATTTTGCACAGATGCAGAGCGGTGGCGGGGCAGGTACGGCAACCGATCTAGCGGCCACTGCTGCTGCGGCATCATCTGTACCGGGGCTGCTCAAAACCGTGGCGACTGGCGCAAAATTGCTTGCCTATTCTACCCTGCCAGAAATTGCCGCATTGGGCGCAGGCGCAGCGGCAACAGCCACCGCAATGGTGGCCGGTGCAGGTGTTGTCGGTTATGGTATTGGGGCGGCAGTGGAGTCTTTAGGGTCTTATGCCACCAAGGGGACGCGTATGGAGGGCTGGATGACCGAACACCTCGGTGGCATGATGGCTAAAATTGCCGCGTATTTCGGCAGCAAGGAAGCCCAGCAGGCACTGGAAGTCAATCTGCATCTGGATGGTGAGAAGATCACCCAGGTGGTCACCGGTAAAATCAACCGGGAAGCCCGCCGCAACTAATTTTCCCGCTTGGAGTGAGCAGTCTCGACTGCGCCTGGCAGCGACATGCCGGTGCCGGAACAAAAGTTTTATGTGCCGCTGCACACCATAACGCAACCGAGGTTGCGTACTCCATAGGAAGATATTCCGCCTTAACTGCCCTCCCATGCGCGCGTAAGCTGCGCACATGGCCTGGACAGATACCCTACTTGATGCGACCTTTCGCGGCGTGACGTTTGATTGCGTCAATGCCAGCGATGCAGTGCAACGCGCGCTGGTAGAGCACGACTACCCCTATGTGGCCGGCGCGGATGTCGAGGATATGGGCGCACATGCGCGGCATATTTCCTTGCGCGCGGTGTTCTACGGCGCGGATTATGAAACCCGGATGCAGGCCTTTATCGCGGCGCTGGATGGTGCGGATGAGGCGCTTGCCGCCGCCGACGCGGCGCGGGGCGGCTGGTTGCAGCATCCGGTGTTCGGCATGATGTTCTGTCAGGTGGCCAGCTATCGGGTGGCGCATGAGGCCGAGACGGTGGACGAGGCACAGCTTGAGATCGAGTTCGTCGAATCTACCACTGCCGCACCGTTCTTTGGTAGCGAACTGGCGGTACAGAAGGCGGAAGCGATCACGCAACACGCACAGGCCGCCACCGCTGCCGCTACGGAGAATATCGGTGCTACGGTAGACCGGATGCGTAACCCGCTGGCGGTGCTGGACGGTCTGCGCAGTGCCTTGATGATGCCGTTGCTGGGGATTACCCGCGCCGCTGGCGTGCTGTTGTCCGGGATGGATGTGCTCAGCTTTCCGCGCGCCTGGGGCAATGACATCTCAGCACTGGTGAACGGGATACTCGACCTGCGCCAGTTCGGCAGCAATCTGCTGTCCGACTGGGCCAGTATTCAAAACGATCTGAATGCCTTTTCCATCTTCAGTCGCCCGCCGGGCGCATTGCCTTATAGCCCGGCGGAAGCGGCAGGCATTGCGGCAGTGGCGGCAACGGTGCAGGTGAACACGGCAGCCGGACTGGCCAATGCCGCCGGGTTAGTGCTGGCGGCGGAAGCGGCGACACCTACGCTGACCCCCACGCAGCTTGAGGCGGTGGCGAATACCGCGCGTGCCGCAATTGAGACTGCGATTGTCCAGGTGCGGGCGGTATATGGCATCGAGCAGGGGCGCGCGATGACCGAGCCGTTGAAGACGATGGCGCTGGCGGTACAGGAGGCGGCACGCGCCATCATCGTGACCCGTCCGCCGCTGATCCGGCGCACGGTGGAGGCCGACGGTAATTTCCGGCTGCTGGCGCACCTGTGGTATGGCGATCATAGCCGCGCGCCTGAGCTGTATCGGCTGAACGGCGCACGCAGTCCGTTCGTGCGTCAGGGTGAGGTGGTCAATGCCTACGCAAAATAACCCCCTGCCTGACACTGTCGAGCTGCTGGTCGGCGGCCAGATGCAGGGCGACTGGTCGGGCTACGAGGTAGATTCCGACCTGCTCACGCCTGCCGATGCCTGGCATGTCACGCTGGGCATGTCCATGAACCTTTTGGCCGGGCACCCGTCTGCTGGCCAGATGCCGCCGGATGTGGTCGCCGGTGCGCCGGTGGTGGTCAAGATCAGCGGTGATACGGTGATGACCGGGCGTATTGATGAGGTCAGCCACCAGGTGACTAAGTCCTCGCATACGCTGACGATCTCCGGGCGCGACGGGGCGGCGGTTTTGCTGGATTGTTCGGCACCGATTTTCACCGCGCAGATGGCCAGCTTGCAGGAGATTGTCATCAAGGTGGTGCGCCCGCTGGGGATTACTAAAATCCGCCTGGATGCGGCAGCAATACGAACTCGCGAGAAGATCAGCGTCGAGCCGGGCGACAGCGCCTGGGATGTGCTGTCCCATGCTGCCGAGGCCAATGGGCTGTGGCCGTGGTTTGAGCCGGATGGCACGCTGGTGATCGGCGGCCCCGATTACAGTCAACCCGTCTCGGCCACGCTGGTGCTGCGCCGGGACGGGATAGGCAATAACGTGCTGAGCCTGGATAAAACTGAATCGGTCGCGGAACGCTATTCGCAGGTGACGGTGCTGGGGCAAACCCACAGCACCAGCCTTGAACAGGGTAAAAATGCTTTGCAAGCGACTGAAAAAGATAGTGGCATGAGCTGGTATCGGCCAAAGATCATCACCGACCATGAGGCTGATAATGCGGCGATTTGTCGCGACCGGGCGCGCAAGCTGATCTCGGACAGTCGCCTGAAGGGGCTGACGCTGACCGCGACGGTGCAGGGGCATCGCATCACCAGCACGGACGGCGCAGGCAACGGCATGCTGTGGACCCCCGGCCAGCGGATTTATGTGGTGTCCGAGCCGCATGGCATTGCGGCGATCTATTTCCTGATGGCGCGCAAGTTCACCCGCTCGCGTAACGAGGGCACGCGCACCACGCTGACGCTCAAGGAAGACGGTGCCTGGCTGCTGGATGCGCATCCGCACAAGAACAAGCACCGGCGCGGCAAGAACGACAGCACGCCGCACGTGCAAATTTCGGATGCAACCCAGCCATGATCAAGACAGTAGACAACCGTATCCAGCGCGCCCTGAGCGGTATTCGGCTGGCGTTTCGTGGCGTGCTGACGCTGGTGAAATCTGCCGGTGCGGTGCAGCTGGTGCAGCTCGACGGGATGAGCGGCGAGCAGTTGCAGGACGCGGAGCTTATCCAGCAGTTTGGCTTTACCAGCAATCCACCCGCCGGGACAATGGCGATTGTGTTGCCGATCGGCGGTAAGACGGCGCACGGCATTGTCATCGCTACCGAACACGGCACGCTGCGTCTGAAAGGCTTGGCTAGCGGCGAGATGGCGATCTACAACCAGTGGGGTGATCACGTGACCCTGTCAGCAGACCGGCGCATGAAAGTGGTGTCTTCGCTGGCCGTGGACATCACTACCCCGACCGTTAATATGAGCGGCAATCTTAACGTTGCGGGCAGCATCGTGGCGCAGCTGGACATCAGCGACCACGGCAATAAAACGATGCTGGGTATGCGCACAACCTACAACGCCCATACTCATAGCGACCCGCAAGGCGGTAGCGTCGCGCCAACGGGCAATCAGATGTAATTTTGGAGTGCGCAGCCTCGGCTGCGCCTGGCAGCGTCATGTCGGTGCCGGAACAAAAGTTTTATGTGCCGCTGCACACCATAACGCAACCGAGGTTGCGTACTCCATAGGAAGATATTCCGCCTTAACTGCCCTCCCATGCGCGCGTAAGCTGCGCACATGGACATCCTGATCAACCCTCTGACTCAAGATTATTTGCTGCAAGGTGGCGTGTTGAATCACGACCCGGCAGGCGGGCTGGCGAATAGTTGTTTCATGCGCCTGAGCATTCCGTTGGGCAGCTACTGGGCGGATAAGACGCTGGGTAGTCGCTTACATGAGTTGCAGCGCGAAAAGGACCTTGCCCGTGTGGCGATTCTCGCCAAACAATACGCCGAAGCGGCACTGGCACCTGTGCTGGCCGCTGGTCGTGCCAGCCGGATCACCGTTACCACGCAGCGTACCGCCAGCCGCTTGAGCCTGTTGATCGAGGTGCTGGCCTCAACCGGGCAAACCTTGACCTTCCAACATCCCGTCAGCGTGATCTGATATGCCCTTTACTACCCCCGATTACCGTCAAATCCGTACCGCGATCCTGCGTGACATCGCCAATCAGCGGCCTGATGCCTATGTGGGTGATGATTCCGATTTTGCGCTGCGCGCCAATGCCACCGCCTCGGCGATTGAGGGTTTATATCAGCACCAGGCCTGGGTAGCGCGGCAGATTTTCCCCGACACCGCCGACAGCGATTATCTGGAGCGCCATGCCAGCCTGTATGCGCTCAGCCGTAAAACCGCCGCCACGGCCACTGGCAGTGTGCGTCTGAGCGGGGTACAGGGCAGTGTTATCGCGCTGGGTACCGAACTCAAGTCAACCAGCGGAGTGGCGTATCTCACGACCGCAGCAGGCACGGTGGGCGCGGCGGGTACGGTGGATATTGCCGTGCAAGCCTCACTGGCTGGTGCCAGCGGCAATCAGGCTGTGGCCACGGCGCTGACGCTGAGTGCCGCACCCGCCGGGGTGCAGGCAGCCAGTACGGTGCTGATGATGACCGGCGGCACGGATATCGAGAGCGATGCCGAGCTGCTGGCACGCCTGTTGTACGAGATGCGCTTGCCGCCGATGGGCGGCGCAAAGCACGATTATTTTGCCTGGGCAATGACGGTGCCTGGCGTAGTGGATGCGTACGTATTTGCTCAACGCCGCGCGATCAATTCGGTGGATGTAGTGATCGAGGCATCCGGTGGTATACCCTCCGCACAATTGCTGGCGGATGTCACTGCTTACCTCAATACGCAACGTCCGGTTTGTGCCGATGTGCTGGTGATGTCGCCCACGCTGGTGGCGGTCAATATTGTTGCCAGTCTGACGCTATCTGGCATCACGCTGGCAGATGCGACTGCACGGATTGTTGCGCTGTTGCCGATTTATTTCGCCACGTTGCATGTCGGCGATGCCGTGCCGCGCGCCAGGCTTATCAGTCTGGTGATGGGCATCAACGGGGTGCTGGATGTCACGCTGACCAGCCCGGCGGCCAATGTGGTGGTGCTGGCGGATGCAACGCATAGCGAGCTGGCTATCCTCGGCACGGTGGCACTGTCATGACGCACGCTGATCTGCTCAAACGGCTGTTGCCTGTGGGGGTGTATGACATCAACGCCGCGCTGTTGGGCGCTGATCTGGCGGCGGACGGGGCAGTGTGCGACGGCGCACAGGACTGTGCGATGCGATTGATCGATGAGGCTGATCCGCGTGTCACATCTGAGTTGCTGGCCGATTGGGAACGGGTGCTGGGACTGCCGGATAGCTGTGCGGGCGGTGCTGCCATGACGGTATCGCAACGCCGTAACCTGGTGCTGGACAAGCTGCGCAAAGTACACGGCCAGAGCCGTCAGTTCTATCTCGACCTGGCTGCGATGCTGGGCTACACCGACACCAGCATTACCGAATTTCGCCCGATGAGCTGTGGCGCGCCATGCGATCTGCCGGTGTATGGCGAGGATTGGCGCTTTGCCTGGCAGGTGAATACCGTCAACGCGCTGGCGGTTTATCAGATGCGCGTCGGCGACCCCTGCGATAGCCCGCTGCGTTCCTGGTTGAGTTCCGAACTGCAATGCCGATTGAACAAATTAAAGCCCGCCAATACCGTGGTGCTGATGAATTATGGAGTTGCCTAGATGATCCCAACCGTCCCCGTTACCGTTAACTTTGCCGATCAGAATGGCCACCCGATAGTGGGTGGTAAAGTTAGCGCCACCTTGACCCGCGACGAGTTGTATAACGGGTTCATTGTGCCGAATCAGCTCACCACGGTCAGCGATGCGGCTGGGGTCGCGGTGCTGGACCTTTTTCCCAACCAACTCGGCAGTCAGTCCAGCCAGTATATTTTCAAGCTCAGCCAGCCCGGCGGGAAAACCCTGTCGGTCACCGGTACGGTGCCAAATGCGGCTTGCACCTTGCAGAGCATCGCCACCCTGCCTGCTGCACCCGCAGCACCTATCGGTCAGCAGGCGGTGGACACGGCAATCGCGGCGATGGGCGCGGCCTCAAATTCTGCTACCGCCGCACATACCTCAGAACTGGCTGCTGCTGGATCGGCCACAGCCTCCGACACTTCGGCCGCCGCTGCACATACCTCAGAACTGGCTGCTGCCGGATCGGCCACAGCCTCCGACACTTCGGCCGCCGCTGCACATACCTCAGAACTGGCTGCTGCCGGATCGGCTACAGCCGCTGACGCTTCTGCAACTGCTGCGCACACCTCAGAGCTGGCTGCTGCCAGCAGCGCAGCATCACTACAGCCTGGACAACCAAATGGCATCGCGACACTCGATTCGGCGGGGAAAGTACCATCTACCCAAATCACACCGTTTTCAGGGACGGTAGATTTATCTGTCGCGCCATTTGTGGCACTCAACGTCGCGACGGAAGTCGTAAAGGTAATCCAGCAAACGGGCGCATACGGCAGCACTCTGATGACGCTGGACGGCGCGAATCGCACGAATCAACCTGCGCTGGCTATAAAAAATATCGGGGCTGGTGCGGCTGGAATAATACTGTTATCTGCCGCTGCTGGAAATTATGAGTTGAATACGGGTGGAGCAAATCCCTGGAAAACGACATGGACAAATCGCGTGGCGCAATTCTGGGCAAACGGCAATGCCTACTCGTCTGGCTACCCGCAGGCTTTCCATTTCTATAATGCAGGTATGTCAGCCGCAACGACGACAATGCTGGTGCAAGGGCAGTCCGGGCAGACGGGCGACGTTTTGCGTATCGTGGATTCGGCGGCGGCTTTGTTGGCAAACATAAGTCCTGTTGGTGATATATCTGCTACCGCGACGATTAAAACAGGAATTTATACTGTTGCGACTTTACCTGCTGGTGTGGCGGGCAAGCGCTGCTGTGTCTCGGATGCTCTGTCTCCTACTTTTTTATCTATCGTCGCAGGCGGAGGAACTGTATTTACTCCGGTTATCCATAACGGCACTAACTGGGTTGTTGGTTAATTTTATAAGGAGTAGTACATCATGGCTTTAATCGGAAATTTTACGAAAAAAATTTATAGCGGGAATCTGGTCGCCAGCGCCGTCGTGCCAGATGCTTATATGCGGCTTGCGGATGCCCGGGTAATTAACAAATACGAGCGGCTTGGTGAGCCTCCGGTAACTCAAAAAAAGGTAATTGCGTCCGGAAGACTGGATGTGTACGCATCGAGCGCAGATGCAAAGGATGGGAACGAGCCTATCACCAGCGAAGAATATAGCTGCAATCACACAAATGGCGCGGTAGTTGAGACGGAAATTTATGCTTACATCATGGGGCTGCCGGAGTTCGCGGGCTGCACGGTGGCTTGATAAAAATCAGCCAAAAACCAGGAGTGAAACTATGAGTATCGCAAATCGATATAAACGGCAATCCCCCACCCTCTGACGCGCAGATCAACGACGAGGCGTTCAAGGCTATTCGTGATTTAACAGGAGTACACAATGCAACGGATCAATACGACCAATAAAGCGACCGACTTATTCGGTCTAGGCAAGCACGGGTATCGGGCGGGCAATCCGGCCACCGGACAATCAGCGACCGAGCTGAGTGCCGATGTCATGAACAGCCTACAGGAAGAAATCGCCGGGGTGATCGAGGGAGCTAATATCGCGCTGGTGCCGGGCAATAATGCGCAATTGATCGCGGCGATTACTGCCTTGATTGCCTCGGGCGGCATCACCCAACCTCAATTCGATAACACAACAAAGCTAGCAACGACGGCGTTTGTGCGCAATGAATTGCTGGGATTGGGGAATGCCGCATATGCCTCCGTGTTCGGCGCGTCATTGGCCGCAAACGGCTATCAGAAACTACCAAGCGGATTGATTATTCAGTGGGGAGCAGCAGCTTTTTCAGGCAGTACTTCCGTAGCCGTCACCTTCCCTATTGCTTTCACAGCAAACGTATACCAGATCACTTGTTCACAATCGGATGGTGCAACCGTCGTTATGGGACGCCAGCTAACCAACGTGGCTTTAACTGGGTTCATAGCACTGTCATCTGCCGTTGGATTTAACTGCTCATGGATTGCCATCGGTAGATAAGGAGAAATCATGACAAAATTTGCACAATACGATTCAAAATTAGTACAGCCTACACCTGTCATCGGCTGGTATGACACGGGGGATTTAGATTATCCGAATCTTCCCGCCAGTACTGAACTGGTGCAGATAAGCGATGCTGAATGGGTGACACGCATGGATGCGCCGCTGTACATACTCGAAGGGAAGCTGGTGCCAAAACCCGCACCTACCGCTGCCGATCTGGCCGCGCAGTTTGCTACAAATCAGACCGCAGCACTGGCCGCCGTTGACCAGTTTCACGCTGAAACCGTCCAGCAGCTTGCAGGTAATCCAACGCAGGTCGAAAAAGATACCTGGGCGATGAAGCTGTCAACCGCTAACGCAGTGGTGACAAAAGCCACCGTCAGCGGCGAAGGTACTGCGTTTATGACTGCGGCAGGTATCACGACACCTGTACTGCAAACCGCATGGGCAGCCAAAGTACAAGCTAACGCTGCCAAGTTCGCCGGGCTGGTGGGGCTGGCCGATGCATTGCGTAGCCAAGCCAAAGCTGCGATCACGGCTGCCGTTGATCAACCCGCCCTCGATGCGGCACAGGTCGCTAACAAAGCTGTTGCACTGGCGGCTATTGCATCGCTGCCGATCGCATAGCCATGAGTAGTTTTACCACGCCCGCCGATCTGCGCATGTTGGAAAACTACCGCTGGCAGCTACTCGCGGAGTTTGACTACTACGTGGGCGACGCAATTAGGCAGAGATTCCGGGCGCAGATATATGGTCAAGTGGTGAGTGTTCGCGTTCCCGCTGGCACGATTACCGATCTGGCCACCGTGCCGCGCCTGTTGTGGGTCATCTTCCCCCCGCACGGCCAGTACGCCAAAGCGGCCATCATCCATGATTATCTATATGACCAGGCTATCGGCAGTAAAACCTTCGCCGATTCGGTGTTTCTGGAGGCGATGGAGGTATTGGCGGTGCCGCGTTGGCGGCGTGTGCTGATGTATTGGGCGGTTCGCCTGTTCGGGCGCGGCAACTACAGCAAGACAAAGAATTAAGAGAGAGCGACCGAGATCATGCGTCAACATGACCTCGGTCACTTATAACCCACAGTGCAAACCTGTGAGCCAAAGCCAAGGCTCCCTACCACGTCAATCCACCAAGGTATCAGATGAGAAAAGCCGACTCTGTGTGGTCGGCTTTTCTTTGTGGTTTTAATCCTACACAATTCGTTTGTACATTGTACAAATTAAATCTGGTGTGATTTATCTCGCAATTTTGCTGAGTTTATCGCGCGCCGCATCAATGTCGTGGATTGCGGTGGACAGATGCGCCACCTCGCCATCGCCTTGCACGGCGGGCGCGTGATAGGTCAGTTCACCTGCGGCAATTTTGTCCGCCGCCGCACTGATGCGCGCAATCGGCCGCACAATCCGCCCCGCCATCAACCAGCCCATCCAGGCGAACAGCAAGCCCAGTCCCAAGCCCATCAGCAAGATGCGTTGACGCAGTTGCGCGGCGGGGGCGAAGGCTTGCGTCACATCCTCACGCATCACCGCCACCCAGCCCAAGCCCGCATATTCACGATAGCCCGAAGACTTTGCCCAACCCACCAGATAAGTTTTGCCATTCGCCCAACGCTCCAACAAATAGCCATTCGTGGCAGTGCCTTGCTTGATCGCCTGCAGGGTGCGCGGCGCAACTTTGGCGAAATCACTGCGCGCAGGCTCAGGGCCTGACAACACCAGCCCATCCTGGCTCAACAGAAAAATATCCTTGCCCGGCGACTTCTTGCTATCTAACGCCTCCTCTGCCCAATGCCAAAAGATATGCCCGCACAACACTCCTTGCAGCACGCCCATTTTGTCTATCACAGGGGCGGCCACATCCACCAGATAAAACATCTCACCACTGGGATTGGGCAATAACTTAGACAGCAACAAGGCATCGTGCATATCGCCCACGTAATAGTTGTCGCGCCCCTTGATACACCACGGACGCTGATTCAAATCCTTGCCTTCCAGATATTTACCCGTACCGACCAGCCCTATCCCATGAGCATCGCAAATACCCACCCAAGCATAGGCATTAAAGGTGTTTTGCAAACGTTCCAGAATCTCGCGCTTGCGCGCCACAGACACGCCAGGTTCGCGAATATCATCCAGAATAGCGGCGTTCTGAATCTCCCGCGTGCGCTCGAACATGCCGCGATCCATCACATCCAGTATCGTCGTGGCACGGCGCGCGAAAGACTCACCTTCGCTTTGCTCAATCTGCTGCTTGCTGTTTTCTGCCGCATAAAAACTCAATGCCAACGACAACAGCACCGCCAACGTGCCGCTCGCCAAACTGATTTGCGCACGCAAACTGTTTTGTGGATGTAATTTATTTAACCAGCGCATAACGGTACTCACTACTCCAAGTTGGCGTTGTTGCATAGATGCGTGAAAGGACGACCCCTACCCCAACTTACCTTACACGAAATCAATGGGGTCGAATCAATGGGATCAGACTCGATTGATCCCATTGATCTGCTGAACGCGCTCGCAAGAAATCAGGGCACTGCTCAAATCGGCATAATTTCATTACCAATCAATCAGTTATGTAGAATACTGGCACAAACGCATCGTTCGATGGGGCACATGCGAGGCATGGTGTCTCGGCTCGCATACTCCCTGCCTTCATAAATATGGCGTGGGTTTCACGCTTTACGAGATGGGCGCAGCGTTGGTGAACACAGGCTCAGGGTACACAAAGCACGCCTGCATGAGTCCCTTTTTGAGCAGCATTTATTTCTGTCGCGATTTTTCCTGCGTGGCATGGTTACGCACCCGCTCCGCCAGCGTTGCATCTATCGCTTTGCGTTTTTCCAGTTGCGCGAGAACGCTTAGCACTTCGTCCCAGTTACCCGCTTCCTGTT